ATTATGAAGAAGGTGCGTAAGCCTAAGTTTGTCGATAACGCTGTTCGACATGGAGAGTATACTAAAAATAACAGTGGCTTTTTGGTCAAATCGCCTACATCTTCTGACTTTGTTCCTACACATGACCGACGATACAGTATATCAGAAGAAGACGATACTCTAAGGATATTTCATAAAGTTACAGACGGGCACCGTTATGAGGGTAGTATTTTCTTTGACGAAAGCAGAGTAAGGAGTCAAGAAGGCGACTCTTCCTCAACTAGAGAGCACCCCCCTCCTTTGTTGATAGGGGGAAGCGATTCTAGGCAAACGCTTGTACTTTCAGACATAATTTACCCAATCACTCCTGATGATGTGACAAAAAAGGGCTCTGAGTTTAGGTTAGACNNAATTGAACGACATAGGGTTTACTGACAAAACTGTAAGGATAGGTCAAAAAATAAATGTTGGACTTAGGACTACTGATTTAGTATCAAGGGTCGCTAGGGCCGGTAATAGTGCAATCAATGGTATATCTATACCTAACCCCAGTAACACATTCGTAGCGAGGGACCTGTATGGCATTGATGCCATAACTGCAATGAGATTTCTGTCTAAGCATGACGGCTATAATGTCAGTTTAGACCAGTTCGGCAACCTTCACTATTCTCATCAAAATAGATATAATCGTGAACATTACATTACGCAATCTATGGTTAGCGAAGGTACTGTCGATAACTCTAGTAAAAGTACCCCTAATCGTGTAGTAGTCAGGGGTAAGCCAAGAGCCAATAATGACCAAAATGTAGTACAAATCGATGACTTAGGTTCACAAAATGACGGGGTGAACGAAGTACCGGGAGGTATATACGCTCCTACTGCGATTACTAGAGCCAGTGCCAAAGCCGTAGGGCAAAGAGTACTGTCTATGTCGAAAAAGGCCACAGGTGGTCAGAAACTTATGGGAGTTTTCAACTCATCTACTGTACAACCGGGCGATGCGATAACTTACGACGAAATTACTGGTAAGCAAAGACAAGTTGTCCTCTCTACTCAACATGATTTAGTAAACGGTAAGTCTAAGATAGAGATAAATGCAGTAAGCGGCTCTTTAGAGGACATTCTCCAAAGGTTCCAAGAAGTAGACATCAGTTCTACTGAAAGTGAAAATGAAGATAGGAATAGGCAATACTCTAAGGAGGAGTTCTTTACATCTTTTGGCTTCAATGTCAAAGTTTCTTGGCGGATTCAAGAAAGGGAGGTTAAGAATAGAAACAAAGGGATGGCAATAGGTGTACCTAACAAGTCTACTATTACTGGTGGTCGCCATCTCAAATCTACTGGCATTCTGATTAACCAAGCCTCTGCACCTACTGGCTACGCAATAGGAACCACTACATTTGCAACTGACGGTGTCAATGCGGACTCAATATACACATCGGGTATAATCAGCGCAGGCAAAGCAGATGCATTTGTCTACAAGGGTAATGGTAACCTACTGGGTAAGGTTCAATCCGCTACTGCTAATCAGATTGTACTTACTAAAAAGTCACCTTATGCGGTTGAAGATAACGAAGAACTATTCCTAATTTCGATAGATACATTACCGGAATCTTACAATAGTCACTTAACAATAGGATTGAATAAGGGGACTATGAGCAGTAGAAGGAGAGGATGATATGCCACTATTAAACCAAGGGACTAGATACATGGTAGATACGCTAAAAGGTCGAATCAACGAAGTTGTGTTTGGCTTTGGCGGAACTTTGGCAAACCAAGACGATACAGGTGCCGCTCAAGCGGCGATAGCAGTTACACCAATTGTCAGAGTAATAGATGACTATAGTCTATCAATAGAGGCGAAATTAACACTAGATACATCCTTTGTTAGGCCTCTTAGAGAAGTAGTTGTACAGTATAGAAACCCGACTGATTCTACAGATATTACAGCGTTACTTAGATACACATATGACTCGATTACCAAGACGACCAATAATGAAATAGTTTTCTCGGCAATTATCGAGGTGAGCGCATGACGAATCCAAAGGCAGGACATACATCAGCAACTGGTATGAGTACCAGTTCAGAAGGACTAAGAGACGGAGACGGTTTGTCCTCTCCGAGTTTGACTAATTTATACGAAGGGTTGCACGGTAACGGTATAATCCGATTGTCAGATACCGCTGCTGCTGCTACTTTGCGAAACAGCGTAATTGCTAGCACTCCGGGCTATATCGAAGTAGGAACATCAGGTACTCTGACTGTACACGGAGGCCACTGTGTATTAGATGGTGTACTATACAAGTTTGCAAACGGGCCCGGAAACACTCAGAGCATTGCTGTAGGTGATTCAGGCACTGCTAATTTTAACGGAGAACTACCTGCAGTACCAACAGCGACAAGTGATGTATTCGTAGTAGTTTACATATCTTCCCACGCAACTCCTTCTAACAGAATTAGATACGAAATAGGCACTCCAGTAGCACCATCTGCCGGTACTCCCCTCATACCATCGGGCTTCTTATCAGACCCTTCGATTAACGATACTCGTCTAAACCACCAGTCGATTGTACTGGCTGTACTCAGATACACTTTAGACCACACTGCCGGTAATCTCATAGATGCGTTAAATGACACGCCTGTACTGCACGACAGAAGAGCGTATATCAGAAATAGCCCTATGTACCTACAGCATGTTACTGAAGGTCAAGAAAGTGGTAGCACTCATTATGCGACAGACAAGGCTGTCAATGACCACACCCTTTTGGCTGCTATGTATAGCGGCGAAGGTGGAGATTTAACAGCCAGTTCCTTTGGGGCGCTTTGGCAGAGTCACACCCGTGATGCTCACGGTATGCTGTACTATGCCGCCCCTCACACGATGGGTGGGACTAAGGCAACATATACTCATAGACTAGGGCCCGATGAAGTGAAGGTGGCTACAATAGCCACTAGTACAGCCGCTTACTTTGATGGACCTAACAAATGGATTGCCACTACCAGTGGCACCACTACATTCACACCTACTGGTACATTCCCACCGGGACATATCATAGAGATATACCACGCTGCAGGTAGTCACGCTCTTAACTTTATCAACGCCCCCGCTGGCTCAAGCACTTTACTCAATGTAGCAATCAACAAGAATGCTAAGTTCATATTTGATGGTACAAATTGGCATGTATTGAATCATAACACAGTAGGTTGATACTGTGGGTAGACTCGTAGATATGCTCAAGCAGAAGTGCGAGAATTGCAACAGAATCGCTCTCGCTCGCACTATCTCAGGCAAATACATCAGTGGCGAAAACGCCGTACTGCACGAATGTTCCTTCTGCGGCTATCTGAGGTTCCATAACCAACTAGGGTTCAAGGGTACTAGGAAGAGAAAGGCCGAACCTGTCTCACGAAGAGCAGGTGGGCGCTTCTCTTCCTATCTCAGGAAAAGGGCTGAGAAAAGTTAGTTAGTGCTTCTCGTCAGTAGTATATGCTTACTATTGTACCCTTTAGTAGGCCAATAGTTTGCTCAACTGAGTAACCAGTATTACACTCTTCGATAATTGCATTTTGCATAAGTTGCTCTAATTCATCTCTGATGTATTTAGTTTCATCAATGAACCTTCTTACCTTTCCATCTACAGGTGTATGTCGCCCACTATCTGTTTCTTTAGTTTCGCAATGAAACAATAAGTCACATTCGGGTCCACCTGAAAGTGCATGCCAATCTACTTCTACACCAGTTATACTTTCAACTAAATTGACATATGATTCTATGGCTTTTAATGCCTTTTCCTCATGCTTTCCAGCCGTTTTCTCGCTCTCCTTGTTATGGTCTTTCTCCGCCATACCTTTTGGTATACCATACCATAGTTAAAGGTGCTGAGTATTTTCGCTTTATTCGGCTCTCTTACCGATGATGTCATCGATGCGTAGTATGCTGATAGTGACTTCGCTAGCAGACTGAATCGCTTGCTTGACTAAGTCAAGAGGCTCCCAAACATCTGCTTTCTTCATTGAACATGCGCCCCCGTTCTCTATGTCAGGACCAGCGTCGATATGACCAGCCTTGTGCTCATTTCTAAGCGTCAATATGGTATCTAATGGGTCATGTCCAGCATTCTCTGCAATAGTGGCAGGGATGGACTCTAGTGCGTCAGCGAAGGCATCGATGGCCATTTGCTCACGCCCGCCAGCCTCTGCTGCACGAGAGCGGAGTTTTATGGCTGCGTTTAGATAAGAAGAGCCTCCGCCGGGTACTACTCCGCCTGTCTTGTAAGCAAGGCAAACTACACCGAGAGCGTCTTCAAATCCACGCTCTGTCTCATCGAGGGTCTGCTTTGTAGCCCCTCTTAGGATAAGTGTGGTGACTTCTCCATCTCCTTTGACCACGACATATTTCATGTCACCGATAGTCTTGCATTCTACATCACATTCGACTGCTTCCAGCAAGTCGTCTGTACTATGCGCCGCTGTAGCGTTGAGTAGTTTAGATAATCCATTCATATCACTTTCAGGAATGCGATGCACTACAGAGATATTGTGCTTGGTTAGAGTTGCTGCAACCACTTCGTTAACAGTGTCTCTGACAAAGACTACGCCACCTTCCGGTAGCAGGTCAATAACTACCTGTGCTTTCTCTACCCAATTATCTCGACCAGTCTGTCGCTTATACTGCTGGTATTCTGCAGCAGAGCCTAGACTTAACTGAACATTGTCATCACTCTTGGTGTCACTTAAACCAGTGTTGAGTAATAGCGCTTTACCTGTAGGAATTAGAGGCATTGCAGGTAGCATGAACTCCTTGTGCAAGATTACACCTGAGAAGCACGAAGAGTCATCTAACGAGCCACCGGGCTGACATAATACACGGATTCTTTCGTATTCGCCCTTTGCGTTCTCTACTGCATCTACACACAGTTGGCTGACATGGTGCATGCTGGATTCCAGCGCTTTCCCTGTAATTGAAGTACTTGCGACATGCAATAGGTTGTCTTTAGAATCATATCTGAGTTCTTGAAGATGGTCAGTCGCCCACTTTGAGGCCTTCCTGTAACCACGGCATATGATGTTGGCATGTAGACCCTTGTTAAACAACAGTTCGCTGTTTCCTAACAATTCGCCTGCAAGCACCACAGTACTAGTTGTGCCGTCATAGCACATGTTTTCTTGTGTGTTTGCTGCTTCTACTACCATCTTCGCCGCTGGGTGACTGATGTCTAGTTGCTGTAAGATAGTCGCGCCGTCATTTGTTACAATGACATTGCCACCTCCGTCAACCATCATCTTGTCCATACCCATTGGACCTAATGTCGTTTTGACCGTATTCACGGCTCTCTTCGCTGCTCTAATGTTGTGCACTACTGCACCTATGTTACCTTCTGCTTCGTTCATATTTTTCCCTCTCTTTCATTGTGAATCTCACCAATCCACTTCGTATTCTTTGACTATTCCTGAATGTCTACACCGGGCTTTGACTACGCCCTCATCTACCCCGTAACGCCATAGTTGATAAACTAATTCCGCATCTTTAAGGCAATACTCAGCGACTTTGCTGTGATTACCTTTACGCCACTCTATCGGGGCATCGTGACTATTCATGAGTTTACCTTTACCTAAGGTATGATAGCATGCGTCAGACAGAGGGACAGCGTGTCCCACTATACCCTTGAGTAAGGCAGATGTGTCAAAAACTTGCTCTTCTGATTTAGACATTATATCACCGGCAGTCCAGCAATCTAGCGCATCCCTGATAATAGGTAAGTCAAACCCCTTTAGATTATGACCCAGTACCATACCCCCTTCGCTAACATGCTTGGCTAAATCTTCCCCAATCACCTTAGGGTGCATAGGCTTGATGATAGTGCCTTTTGGTAGATACTTAGATACCGATTCGTTAGCATAGACAGTCCCATTCTCGCCATCCCATGTAGCGACCACTGTCGGTTCAAACAAGTGGTTTTGTCCCCACCCGCCTATTTCATGAGAGAAGTTGGCTGTTTCTATATCTAGTGCTAACATCTTTTTCATCTTCTATCCTCCAAGCACATTTTACACCAGTCGCATATCACTACAGGGTTCTTCCAATGCATCCCTAAATAGTACCCGCCTATGTCTTGGCCTACCATTGACTCGCATATAACACATTCAGCACACATATGCTTTGACTGACCAATTTGTTCTAACTTCGCATGCTTCGCATAAATATCCCTTGAGGACTCCTCTTCTCTGATACTTAATGACTTGGTTAAGACATAACCCGCATTCGTATAAACGCCAAACACCTATCATCGCCTCCGCCTCATCTATTTGCCTCCTTTTTAGAAACATGTTCAGGTCGCAGTTTGATAAATACCCTCACGCCTTCACGAGTGTCTTTGAATAACTTAGGTCCATACATATTGTACTTTGTATTAATCGAATTGTGACTGTTGAGATTGGCAATTTTACCAAACTCGTCCATGACTGACTTCTTCTTAGCCCAACCTTGGCCACGCATGTCATCAAAGTCAAACATTTCACATCTGCCGAATGCTTGCTTCCAAGCAGATTCCATCTTCTTTTTCTCGCTGCCACCTGAGCCGACCTTCACCTCTGATTCAAGCCACTGTATGAGGTTTTGATAAAGGTCAAAGAGAATCTCTTTAGCCATGTCTATATGGTCACCTCTCACTATCCAAGTGCCTTCTATCATAGCCATGTGGTGTGCAAGTATGTTAGTGTAATTCTGTAGACCCATAATGAAGGAAGAACATATGCCTTGTTTCTCAGGTCCCATGACTTCGACTACACTATAGTATTCGTCTATAGCGGCCATCAATGCAGGCCTGTACGAATCATCTACGGTAAAGGTTTGGTTCATTACCGACATGACTACTGACTCTTGGTCATCTGAACTCATTTCGTCCCATTCTAGTGGCGCTATACCACTTAGGTCCAATATGCGCCGCTTGAGTTCCTTTTTCAAATCAGTAAAGAACTCTACCACCTCATCAAATGACACTTCAAAGGAGGGGGTGTTATGCACGGCTTCTGCCAGTATATGGTTAACTTCTCTCTTCATTTCAAGGGTCCAGTGCCTCCAATAGGTCAATACCCTTTGGAAAATGCCCTTGTCAAGTACATGCTCTTTGATACCCTTTGGCGGATAAGTTGTAATCCATAAAGATACTTCTGATTTGACACTGAATGTATCTCTTGCCATGTGTTTAGTCAGTATGTTCCTACCTGTACCTGCTGAGTTTAGAGCAGACTGTAAAAATAGTGTAGTGTTTTCATTGTGTTGACCACTCTTGAGAATGACGCTACCTTCGTCGAAGTTAAGTCCTTTTCTACCACCCAGTATACCCTCTCTTACAATCATGTCGGGGTTCTGACGGTTTTCTGATTCAGGGTCAGGCACCAGTGTACCTACTAATGCAGCGTCGTTACCGGAATTGTAATCGCTACTTTCCATACCTGATTGTTTGAGTATCTTTTCAATAATCTGATACGCTGCTGATTTACCTGTCCTCGTATCTTGAATCCAAAATATACTAGTCCTTGGGTCTAAGTTACTACCTNNACCAACTGGTATTCTGACAAAGGGTACTGCCGCTTGGCCCATTATGAAGAAAAAGGACAGTAGCCCCGGTATCTCGTTATTTATACTGACTTGCTTGAAGTGCTCAAGGTAACCTCTTAGTATAGGGTACTTCTGTACACATTCGTAATTATCTGCCCGATGCTCCATCATTTTGTTTCCCTCTCTTATTGTATGTCTTTTGGACTCTGACTGGCTCTTCTGAGGTCAGGACATCTAACAGCCTCTGCCTCAAGGTGGTTCCCATACCCTTCACTTGTTTGAGTGATTCAGGAAATAGCATCTCTTCTATAGAGCCGCACTTCTCCAAAGTCTTCTCAACTAACTCAGGACCGAAGCCGGGGACTGCTATTAACATGTCTGCCCTGACATCATTGGTACTGACTCTTGTAACTGCCCTTGCACCGTGACGGCTGGCAGGCTTATGTAATTTGGAATGTAATTTAGCGATAAACATGGCTGCTTCTGAGTGGTCCTTTGCTCTGTATATGTGACAATCAAAGTCTGCCATTATACGAGCAAATGTACCAAGCAACTCGTTCATTACTTTGGAATAAGATATGTTGCGACCTTGTTTCTTGGATATGGCAACATATTTCGCAATGTCACCATGTACTACAAGGAAGACTCTTTCACAATTAGCATCTAAGTTCTCTATCTGCCTCATCAGATGACCGCTGTGACTGGATTGGAACAGGTCAGACAGGCTCTTGCATTCTATGTGAGCGTTGCCCGCTTTGTAGTCACCCATACCTTGCAAGTGCTCCTTTCTTATTGGGAACCCCTGTCTTTCACCGGCTCGTATTATAGCGTCATGGAGAGGTCCTCTTTCGTTTGTATCTACAATAAGTGGAGGAGTGCTCATTCTATCACCTTCTGCTTTATCCAATGAATAGGGTACAGTACTACCAAGATGGGGACTAAAACGGCTATGATTAAAATAGCCTCAAGTAGCCTAACTATCCCCTCTCCTTTCATATCGCTAACACTCCTGTATATTCCAAAGATTTACTTCATAAAGGTGATTACCTCTACTAATGCTAGCATGTACACCTTTACCATCTCTTACGAATGGTTTGTAACTACACAGTATGTTATTTAGTTCGTTCATGCTGGGGTTTCTTTTGTAACGGTTACCGTTTTTCTGCTGTTGGTCAAACAACCTGTCCTTTATCTCACGAGAAGTGAGTGGGGATTCTTTTCTCAGCACTGCTAATATCCTTTCTCTGAATATCTTATGTTTAGTATCAGGGTTCTTGTTTGGTTTTTTCATCTATTCTTCCTCCTCTATTGCTCCTGTCTTGTCCCAGTACCTACACTTACCTAAGCACATTCCTTTCTTGTAAAGCATGGAACATGTTTGTGGGTATTCGGTACCTACTATTGTGCCCACTTGATAACGAGTAGTACTCTCATCGAAGTCGGCCCATTGAAGGGAGCGAATGTAATTTACAATCGTTTCGGTATGTTCTGTAATGTCTTGCTGTGAAATCCTATCAACTGAGATAAAGTTTCTCAGGCGTTTAGATAAGTATTTCACAAGTTGTACTCTTGCATCGTGACTGGGATTGCTACCCACTCTGCATGCCGCCGAGTTGAGGCAGGGTAAGATTATCACCCCGTCCATAGACACGGTAGGTAAGTCGATGGGCGCTGCACTCTTGTTGAAAATCTGTGACCTGTCACTGACCTTCTTTACATCTAACTTTAACCCAGCCGAACCATAGGGTATCATGCCGTACTTGGGTTCTAGTGCTTTCTCTGTTATGTGGTCAAGACCTCTTTCTAAATCAGTAGAACTCATTGGTACTGACCACAACCCCCTCTTAGCATTGTAAGAATTAGGAATACGAATCATGCCGCTTGTATCAAAGGGTACCGCTGGGTCTGAGCAGAATAAATCTAAATCTCTAATCCACTCATTGACTATCTGCATACCTGCATCTTTGATTGCCGACAAGTGATTACCACTACTAGGCATGTAGGGCTTGTCTAACATTACCCATACATGGAAACCTCCACCACTATACCATATACTGTGAGCAACACCAGTTTCTACTAAGTAGTAATGTAACTTGAGCGTTTGCTCTAATGGTACTTGAAGGTCCACATCGGGTCTGTTTCTTTCTCTGAAGTTCTTTGGGTCAAAGTCCATTACGAAATGTCTGACTATAGGAGTGAACAGGTCTACCCTCTTATTGTAAGGTTGCTGAGTGGCCCTGTAACCATAGACAGTCATGAAGGCGTTAGAAACGCCGTTCTTACCAGCCCAGTAACGCTCCAAGTCTTCGTTATTCCTAACCAGTTTCCTGAAGCCTTTACCTTTGTCTGTGCTTAGTTCCATCACCTCTCTTGGGAAGTCGAAGGTGATTTTCATACTGTTCACTCCTCGGCACTGTTTGCTATCTCTGCTAAGCATTTTAGCATTCTGTTAGAATCCTGAAGTAATGTTAAGTTCATCGTTAAGTACATAGGTCCCTTTGGCCCATCGTCAAACTCGTCAAACTCATATAGTGTCTTTTGGATTGTTATGGAATAGTCTTTACCTTTGCCCAATTGGGAAAAGTTAACTTCTACGCTTCTTCCAAAAGCCTTACTCATCATTAGTTCTATCATTCTGCTCATCATCTGCTTGTCTGTCATGCATTTTCCTCCTCGTATGATTGCTTATATTCTTCAGGGTCGTCACTTCCCTCCCATGAAGGGCATATGCTCTTGAAGGAGCACCATGCACATTTACCAGCGCTTGGCTTGGTAGGGAAATCTTCCGTCAGGTATGCTGTTAATAGCGCATCCTTCATCCTTCTAATCTTGCGCTTGTAAGTACTGTCCGTTCTACCTGTACAAGGCTCGTAAAATATCTTATCAATGGCTCTCTGCTCATACCCATACTTGTTGAGGCTATCTAGGTCTGCAAGTGAGCCGGACGGGTACACCCATCCCCAGTGAGTTACATCTTGGTACTCGTGATTCGCCATCTTGAGTAAATCCTTGTAGTAAGCCATTTCTGTCCTCATGGATTGTAGTTTGAACTTTGAGTCTTGCCAGTCGCCTTCCTTGTTTTTGGTCTGTACCCACTTACCTGTTTTTAATTCCATGATGGCTACGCCGCCACCTCCGTCAGTGAATCCCCTGTCAATACTACCAGCGTAGTGTACAGGTATAGTAATCTCTTCACCGTTGAAGTCTATCTTTTCTTCAACAAAGGCGTGTACTTCTAATTCATTGATGATAGGTAAATAGTTGTCAGGGCCTTCGGCTAATAGTCTCTGTAAATCCCAGTTGAGCCTGTTATCAATTATAGGCTGCTCACCCAAAGTGTACTCTTTTTCTTCCAGTACGCTTAGTGCCAACTGTAGAGCCTCTTCCTTCTTGTCTCTCTGCATGAGAGTATAGAGTTCATTTACATGAGGCATGATATTGTTGTAGTATTCTTCTACTGCATCGTGTACATTTGTACCTTTGAGCATTGCGTCAGTCTGAGGCTCAGGTAACTTGTGTATTCGCTTGTATTCGTACTGCTTTGGACAGAAGTCGAAGTCTGATGTCAGGCTTGTTTTTGTCATCCTTAGGTATGGCTTGTCGCCCATGATGTACGATGACTTAGCATATGCACTCCAGTCTCTGTCACTCATTCTACCATCCCCAATAACTTTTCAATATAGACGCAACCATCCATTAGTTCTTGTTGGAGATGATTCAACCATTCACGGATAGATAGGACTTCTTCTTCCATAGTCACCCCGTACTTCTTCTTACCTACATCAGCCCGTTGCTGAATCTTCTTGCATACTTCATCTTCTATTCTACTCATTTTCTTCACCTACATATCTGCTTGAACGCCCTGTCCTTGATTCTTGAATCCAACACAAGCGAATCCTTGGGTCAAGACAACTACAACAATGTTTACCTGTTCTTGTAAAATTGACTTCTTTTCCACATTCAACGCAATTTCCTTTTTCACTCATATTATCACCAATACCTCTTAGGTCTAGCCTCGCCTGTAGCGAAGTCTAAGTTCCAGTTCATGGCACCAAAGATGCCTTTCATTTTTGATTTGACCAACTTATCAACCATTTTATCATAATCCAAATCGAAACCATTCAGGTCACTATCGTTCTCATATGCTACCACTTCAGTAGGCGGTAGGTTGTCAGGCGCTCTGCTGACATATACCCAGTTCACACTGTCACCCTCACCTAACTTCTTGCCATTTGACAGATGCTGGTTGAAGTAACGAGCCGCTTTGACAGCGCCTCCTGTACTTTGGGAATAATCATTGATTGCTTTCTGCAATCGAGTAGTGGTGGCTATTTCTTTCAGACTAACTTCGCCACGCTTGATACGCTTGCATAGAGGCCTTGTTATCTGCACAGCCTCGTCCTCGTCCGCACCACTACAGATAGCAGTCAGTACATCATTCTCCAAGTTCTTAGAGATAGGAGACAAGGTGCTGATTTTACCCCACCTTGCGCTCTTGACCTTGCCCTCATCTTCAGGAGGCCACGAGCATATACCGTAGTAGAGATTCTTACCACCTACAATCCAGTATGGCATGTAAGCCTCAAACTCTACAATCAGATGGCTCGCCTCATGCTCACGCTGTACAGTCTCTGTAAGGTGCTTAGCAAGAGCAGGTGCTTCATCGAAGGGTACCTTGACGAATGCTGAATCAGTGTGACCATACAGAGCCTCATAGCCTTGTGCTTGCGACTCCTCCATTAGGAACTTGATTGCTTCTCTGCCGCATGCTGTGATAGCACTGGCTATGTCAAAGTCCGACCATCCCCAGTAAGCGCTCGCTGTCATACCGTACAGTGAAGCCATGACACGCTTAACAGCCAACTGCATAGTGTTCCATCCGTTTCTCTCATTTTCGGTGGAGGCTTCACGCATTTTCTTTTTGTACATGTCACGAAGAGCAAACATCTCATTGACAATCGTAGGTAACAATGCCTCAGGGTCTTGTCTCCAACATGTACCGTCAGGCAATTGCCTGACTCCTTCTTCTTCTGCCATATGTTTTGGGACTTGTGTTTCCCACGATAGGCAGTGGCTCAATATGATAGAAGGATAGAGGCCCTTGTAATCTACAGTGGCAACTCCCTCGTATCTACCGGGCTTTGGTGGGGGTATGAATGCCCCCTCGTACTCTTGCTTTTCTTGAGTACTCTTGCTCGGAGCCTTCCAGTCAGTTCTACGACTGAGTAGCCCACGAGCGAACCTTGTCACATTATGACAAGAGGAAAATGATACACCACATAGTTTCTGTAGTGATAGGAAAAAGTTCAGGACATGATTGTCCTCATCTATTCTTTTCAAAAGTAAAGTGTCTTGCATACAGTAATCGACATATTCGTCAAACCTTTCTGTCCAACCAGTGAATACATCCATGTCGAACTTGCCGCCTAACTTGGAGGCTTTGGCAATTGTATCTAGTTTGAGGTTCTTCAACTGAGGCTTTCCGCTGTCCTTCCATACACGCTCAAACCCACTGCCACTTCTGATAGGTGAAGCAGTATCGAAGCAAAGGCGACCAATGATAGGCTGTGCTACATAGTCGTAATGCTTCTTCTTGCCCTCTCCTTTGCCCGGCCTAAGCATTCTACTTAGCGGACTTAGTCTCCTAAACTCAGGCAATCGCCTGACAAGATGTGGAAGGTCAGCCCACATTATCGCATGGGCTACAAATATGTCAGGATTGCATTCATCCATGTAAGCAAGGAAGGCATTGTGCATGGCTTCTTCAGAGCCGAGCATTACTCTCTCGTATGTGTATGAGACAACTTCGCCATTATCCTCATATTCGACTGGTCTAACTTCAGTCCAATGGTCAGTTTCGTCTAATCCAGTAGGATTGTCTTTCTGCCAACAAAATGCTATGTGGCGATGGTTATAGTTGTCAATCACAGCCATNNAGCCATGACTGTAGTTTCGTCAGTGTGAGGGTCCCATTCTAAATCAAAGTGCCATACTCTTGGTTTCCAATCAGGCATTTCGCTTACTTCGTCTATGAGATACCTGTCCTTCAGACTCAAATCTGCTTCCCAAGTAGTTCTGAACTCCCTAGCCATGTCACGAATGTCACTGCTACGATAAGCATAGACTTTGACTAATTCCTCTTCTGTACGAAGAGCGATGGCCGTATCTGTTCTGTCCATTTCAGAGCCGGGGTACCTGTCAAGAATGTGATTGACTATTCTCTCAGGCGTAGCCGCCCTAATCCAAAAGTAAGGTCTGAAGTCTGATACAGTTTCCTCAATCAAGTTGCCTTCCGCATCACGCCATCTCTTGTAGATATGGTCGGGCCCCTCAGGGTCAGGTCGGAAGGTATCAATTATCATACATTTGCCTCCTTGAAATCTCGAGTAAATCTTATGTTACCATTACCGCTACAATCTTTACAAGCATATCCACCACGATAGTTTTCTGAATACTGCTTATAACCGAATCCTTGAAAGACACCTTCACATTTAATACAAGTATAATAACTGTCTCCTCTATGCTTTTTTGACATCATCAGTCCTCCTCGTACTCTTGGTCAATGACTATCATCAAGAAGTTGGTAGCCGGTTGCTCAAACACCATGACGGTTTCATCTCCTGTGTACAGGTTCAATTCACCATTAGGTAGGTTGGATAGTAACTCAGGTAGCCACCTGTCAAATGCAGAGCGAGCAGATATTTCAGGAGCGTCTATGCTAGACAAAGGTGCTCTGATGAACATTTTACCTGTAGACGATTTGCCCCCTCTTATCACTAACTCTTTGCCCTGTACATCGAACTCGGTCTTACAGGAATACTTGTCTCCTAGTACCTTCTTGAATCCGGTTGCGGGCCTTAACGATTCTGCTGTAACATTAGCGTGGTATTTCAGGTCCAGCCTTGACCAAGTTTGCCACATATTGTCTCTACTCGCCTTGATTATTTTCTCAATAAGCCCTACCTTTTCTTGCGACTGTATGTAAGAAGAAGTAGGTAACTGTAGGCTTGATGTGCCACATCTAACATGAAGAGTCGCCGTTTTTCTGGACTGATTTACTGACAGGGATGATGTCTTAGTATTAGCAAGAAATGCTTTCAACTTAGGTATGTCCGTAATGTAGACATTACCCGTTTGGGTAGTACCGCAATCCATCTTTCTACTGATGTAGTGCGTTTCTTGCCCTACTGCTGCAGATATACCTGTAGATGAAACCTTGACAACTATGTCGTTCAGGTCTTTTCCAAAACTCGATAAGAAGTTCAGGAAGTTTTCTCTGCTGATTGTAAACTCTGTCATATTATCATCTCCTATACAAAGGTGGGAAGGGTACGGCTCATCTCGTGGTGAACCAGTATATACCTACAGCCTTGCCTAAAAAGGAAAGCATGTACCCAATTACCTTACCAAGAACCCATGTTTTGTATTCAAAGCACCCCGTCTCTCAACTCAGGTAAGCCATACCATTCGGCTGGCTCTCCCTTCTTGGTCACGAAATAAAGTCTTTCTTGACCCATTAGGTTGGAGTTTGTTTTCTGCTTGAAGAACTCTGCCGAATAGCGAGTTTCTCCAGTAGTCGAACCGTCATTGTTACGAACAACCTTGGACTTGCACCAAATGATTTGGAACAGGTCTTTGGTAGCACTACCGTGCCATGCGAACTTCCATCCATCGAAACCGACCTTACCCTCTTTGTCCTCTTTAAGGTGAGTCTCCCAATACACATCGACACCAAGCCTGTTGAGTTTCTGACACATTGCTGTCAGTTGCTTAAATCGAGTGGCCCTGATGTTCCAGTTCCATCCAATCTCTGCATTCAATTTGGAGTGGCTCGCTTCGATTGCATCGGTAGCGTCCATGTCTAAGTCATATATCTTCATACAATCAATGCACATACCGTCAAACTGGTCTACTCCAGTTACTAAGAATGACTTGAGATGAGGGCCTTCAAATCCCTCTTCGTATTGTTTCTCAGCATATTCCACTGCATACTTACAGATGTCCATAGTTCGCTGATAACTCGCCAAGTAGTTGTAAGCAGTAGTGTCTTGCTCTTGCATGACCCAAGGTGAAAATACTCTGATGTTAGGACTAGAGTTCCAGTGGGCTCGCTTACAAGCAAGTGCACCGTTATCAAAGTCCGTTGCAATCATCAGACCTTCGGGGTACTTGTGCATGTGAGCATCGATTATTATACCGGATTTACCAGTACCCTCATGCCCAACTACACCGCACATTACTGCACTTGGTATGATGTCAGGTGCAACTGATTGTGCTTCCATCTCTGCCGCTATGCTAGGGAAACTGCTCATAAAATCACTAGACGATATTACAATCTTGTCTCCCTCATCTTCTACTACGGGTGGCTTAACTTCTTCAGCCACCTTGATGCTCGCTTCATTTCCTGTTGCTAATGCTTCCCAGCCGCTCATTTTCATTCCTCCTCTGTCCATCCTTTGATGGTATTGTATTTACTATCCCACTGAACCACTGCGTTACCTACAAGAGGGCCGCCTCTGTCCAATAATTGAGTTGCTAGTTGATTATGAGGTAACTTGTTCATAGCCCCTTCTTCGTTAACATACATTGTGTGAAGACCATCCATGAGCCAAGACTGAGGTACTTCCTCAATATAGCCATCCACGAATATCTGACACTGCTCAAGGGTAGGCTCTTCGTCAAGCGCTGCCTCCTTCAACTTCCAAGCACATGTGTCCTCAGGAGTAATCAATACCCATGTCTTGCTCATTGCTCGTCGCCTCCGAATTGCCCAGTACTTGTGCTACCGCTACCACCCGCAGGGCGAGCAGTCCTTGAAGGTACATAGATACCTACAGCACCAAGGCTTGGCTGCATCTCGTCATTGTAAGGGCGAAGTCTTAGACGACCTACTACGATTACCTGAGTACGCTCAGCATAACCTTGCCATTCATCATCCTTATTCTTGAAATCGAATGGGTGTTCTTCGTCATGCATTCTGCCCGGAATCCAAATGGTTACCGAGGAAGCGCTGCTATCTCTACCATTGCGAGATTGTAGACCAAGGCTGGTGATGTTCATACGATAAGAGCGACCCGTTTGGTCGTACTCGCTGTTCATCGGCTCCTTGTTGAGGAGGCTGACATATCCCTTGGTAATCACAATCGGATTGATTGTAGTACCAGTCGCAGTGGTAACTTTGCGCTCAGAGTGTATCTCTACTAATTCGCTTAAGTCTGCAAACTCGCCGTGGATATTCTCATTGACGAGTAATCGCTCAGGGGTGAACTCCTTTCTTAGGTGTTCAGGTAACCATGTATCGGTGTAATCTACCTTCTCATGGAAGTCCCTGTTAGTGTATAGTGTGTTACGACCCTCTTGTGAAGGTGGGATAACTTGTATTTTACAAGCAGTCCACTTCTCGTAGTCTGCATCCATAGCCTTACCGGATAGACTTAGTCTCCATAGTTGAATGGTGTTGCTCTTCTCAGGTGAGCCCAAGAAGTAAGCGGTTCTGCTGACGCTAGTAGGAGCCATAGGCTTTCGCTCTCCATTTCTTGTGTTCAGTAGACACAGAATCATATCACCGTGCTCAAATCCAAACCAAGGTAAGTTACTACCGTCTACTCTCTCGTTAGAAGCCTTGCCATTGATGTGCCATACTCCTTCTTTAGCAGTCAGTACACCTATTAGGCCCTCGCTGATTGCTCTGTCACTGTTAGACCTGAATACATTCAGTGCCTTTTCCATGACTGACTGGCGGTTGTCTCTCTCGGAATCTTCTATCCCTACAAGCATACCGACATAGGTTTCAGTTTCTCTACCGGATGAACGGGCTCCGCCTAAGTTACGAGTTTCGATAACGAATTGCTCGCTCCACTGGCTAAGGTAAAATGGGTCTTCGTCAAACAAGTTGTCAACGGAGTACTCGTTCTTGAGCCACTCCTTGAACTTGTTAGCCGC